CGACGCATAAATGCGTCATTTAGTCTTTACAACTGCGTAAGTTAAAAAAAGAAACGAGCGTAAGCGAAGTTTCAGATGGCGTAAGCCGTCTCTGACGATCCATTAAGTACTGTACGATGGAACTAATCTTTGATCACACACTGGGTAAACAGGAACACCAGGATCTCGTTATATGCCGGCCCATGGCCATAGTGGACACGGACGAGGAACACGAGGCGTTGGACCGAGGATGGCTGGCGCTGGACCATCCAGTGATGGGACGTGAGGTGTTCTACCAGAGCCGTAGCACACGCATAAACCTGGACCTGTACAGGCCCAGATACAAGCAACACCGGTACGAGGGCGAGGACATCGGGATAAAAATAATTGACGCATCCGAGATGGTGAGGCTGTTGGGACTGCCACACATATACTCGCAGTACATGAAACGCAAGGAGTTCACGCAGGACTATGATCCATTCTCCAACTACAACCCACGTGACCAGTTCATGATATTCTACACCGGCACAGCGGACAACATCCTGGGTTTCACCAAACAGAAGCGGTACCGTTGGGAGGACGACCACTACAGCACCATAGACAGTTATGACTCCAAGGACCTGCACGGACTGGAATCTGTCATACACGCCAACACCGTGCCCATATCGGACATCACGCTGGACATGGAGATAGAGTGGGCCGCCAACAACTACGTCAGTTACTTCTACATGGGTTCTGGATACGAGACGTCATCGGAGTACAAGGCCAACTACCGCGGGTTCGAGTGGTGGACGGGCACGGAGTGGAGCCGCGACAAGAAGCAGTACCGTAGGTTGTGCAAGAGGGATTCTAGGATCGAGTCTTTGCGGGACGTCGGAAACCTTTCACTGATTCAAGATAAGTCTTAGACCAATTCCGATAGTACGGACCTTTCTCCAACATCTCTGAATACCTGTTCAGTTTGCTCAGTCGTTGTGCCAGGAACAACGTGTAGTGACCGTTGTTGAGTTTGACCTGCTTGACCTCCTCTGTTATCATTGGATGGTCCTCTAGTATGACCACGTCACGTGGCATGTAGTATGCGTTGAGTCTGTCTGCTATCTCCACGGTCTCTTTGGCCGTGAACTGGTCGGGTTCCGCTATGATCACCAACACGTCCTTGTCATCGAAGTCAAAATTCCATATGTGTGAGTATATCGTGCCGAACTCACCGATGCCGTCCAGCTCTAAAAATTCGACCTTGCCATCAACGATGGCCTTCTGTGCGAACGGGCATGGCGGCAGGTCGCCGAACACGGGATTGGGTTTCGTTACGAAATCCTCAATCCAATTCTTTATGATCTGTGTTGGTGTCTGTTTTTTGTGTTGAGTCGTCATGTATGTCCTTGATCTTCTGAAGTGCTTCGTCCAGCAGTCGGTCCTTGGTGTCCAGTTTGGCCTCCAGTTCCGCTATCCTCTTGTTCTGTTCACCGATCTTGTGTCCACAGTGGTGCACGTCCTCGGTGGCGTGTTCCAACTTGATCAACACCTGCTTCATCCGGCTCTCCTTGGATTTCATTTTCTCCAGGGCATCGTCACGGTCCTTGGTGATTTCTACGATTTCTGCTTTGAGTTCCTTGACTAGGTCTTTTTCGGACATATGTAAGTGTTAATTATCTGCATTTTCAAATACCATAATAGTATACTATATTCTAGAAGAAAGGTTGACCGGTTTTCTTGGTTGTGTCCATGTTTTCTTTTACCAGTTGTGACGCTATGGTTCGTTCATCGGGCGACAGGTTCAAGGCCTCGTTCCAACTCATGCCGCCACGCATGAACCAGCATATCTTCATTAATTCCAGTTTGAGATTCTTTGCTTGGTTATCGAAGTCCTTGAGGTGTGAGACTATTTCAGAGTCCCCCATTGTCAGCAGTGTTACGCGAAAAAATTTGAGCTGTCAAATGTCACCGGCACTTCGTACGAAGTCGGTGCACCCTTCTTGATCTGTTCTTCTGTGGACTGTAGCCTGATGGGCTTGATCTGTGCCTGCGATCTTATCTTGGCCAGTTCATCCTGTATCTCGTTTATGACCTTGGCATCACAGTTGTCACAGAAGTCCTTGATCTGTGCCTTGTCCACTACCGTTGTTCCCTCGGGTGTGGTAATTGATGTTATGGAATCAACCAACATGCTGAAGTTGATGTTGTTCAATACTTTGAAACTTTTAACGAACTGGGTTGATTTGTCCTTCTCACTCAACGCACTGTTTGATACCGTGGCATAAATTTTCTGTTGTTCGAACTGTGCAGTCTGGATCTGTGACAGCGACTGGTAGTCCAGTGGTGCCAGTTTGACCTTGAATCCTGTCTTGGTCGTTGCCTCGTCCACAATATTGGTCTTGGCCAGTTCCTCCAGCAGTGCCGGTAGGTTGACCGTGTGTGTCATGTCCTCATTGGTCACCGGTACCTTGTAGTTCACATCCATGGTCTCGCCATATGTGGCGATCCTGATCGCCAACAACACAGCATCGGTGTCGAAGTTCACCATTTTCCAGGCGTTCTTGAAGTTGGGCACACAGCTCTGTATCACATCCACCGTGGATTGTCCGCTCATCATGGAGTCTGGTGTCTTGAACGACAACTCGTCCTTGGCGGTCATTGGCAGTACAGGTATCTCTCCCGTCTCCGTGGGTGTGAAAACATCTGCTCCGTAGTATTTGCCACGGCTGGGCAGAGTGATGTAGATCTGCGGCTGTCGGTAGTACTTGCCTAATGGGTTGGTATTTTCTGTCATTTTTTACTTCACTAAATATACACTAATAATGCACATAGGTCAATATTTATGTGCGTATAAAATACCAGGATTTAAAACCGTATGGCGGATGAACTAGACAGAATACTGAATGATTTGAGCGATGAGCTAAAGGGCCTTACACGTGTACTGCAATCCACATTCAAGATTTTCGACAAGGGCAATAAGACCGAAGCAGAATACCAGAAGGAAATGGCCCGGATCAGGCGTGAAGTTGTAGAAGGTCTAAAGAAAGAGGGCAAGATCAACGAAGAAGTCTACCAGTCGGAGATGAAGAAGATCAAGGCCCAGGAGAAGAACACAGGCGCCATAGGAATAGCAACCAAGAAAGTGACCAGTTTTGGCGATGCGATCGGCCTCGCCACCGAAGGCAGTCTAAAAGCATTTGGTAAAGGGATCATAGACACCGGTAAAAACTTCATGATGGCAGACCGTAAGGTGGATGGGTTCGGTGACGCACTTAAAGGTTTCGACGGATTGAGCCTGTTGGGTGTGAAATTGAGTGACCTAGGTAACACAGCGGACTTCAACGTGGGCATATTCAAACAACTGTCACAGACGGGAGCCGGTTTCGGCAAGTCAGTGATACAGTTGAGAAACGCGGCATTGGCGGCCAACATGCCGATACTGGATTTCGTTGACCTCATATCAACTAACTCGACCACACTGGCGAGATTGTTTGGTAGCATCATGGACGGCATGCCGGCCATACAGGGATTCACCACAGCGTTGAGGGAGCGGACTAGGAACGAACTCTCGGAGTTTGGATTGAACTTGGAAGAAACATCAGAGTTCTTGGCCACGCAACTCGAGATACAGAGGGCCACGGGGATGGCAGACAAGATCAGGAACCAGGACTTAGTATCGCAGACCGTAGAGTACGCGAAGAACTTGGCCAAGTTAAGCAAACTGACTGGAATCAGTGTCAAGGAACTAGACGAACAGAACAGGGCCGCGGCGCTGAACGGAACTTTCCAGGCATCACTGGCCAACCTGAACAAAGAGCAGGCCGACCGGGCAAGATTGTTAAACGCACAACTCGAGAAACAGTCTCCGGGTTTCGCACAACTGTTCAAAGAGATAACACAGTTCGGAGTGCCCATCACTGACACCAGCAGAGCATTGACGGTGATGTCAGATGGTGCGTTGCCGGACCTGATGCAATCATTCCTTAACGGGAACACCAGTCTGGAGGAATTCAGCAACCAAGCCAGTGCCCTCAGTAACATCATAGGTACCGACACAGCGAAAAGTTTCGCACAGGCGGGCCAACTGGGAGCCCAGGGATTCTCGGATGCACTGGATGCCTTCGTGCAAATGGCGGGTGCGACGACCAACACAGTTGGCGAACAGATGAATGTGCAGGGTGACAACACAAAATTACTAGTGGGCTTTGGTGAGACCATAGACACACTGAAGACACAGGCGGAGTCAATCAGCACAGACGTGTTCGGCAAGATACTGGGCTCAGAGAACCTGGGCAAGATGCTGGAGACCATATCCGGATCAGTGGAGGGCCTCACAGGATCATCCGTGACGGAGAAATTGGGCAACGCACTGGGCAACGGTTTCATGTTCGTGAAGGAGAAAGCAGGAGCAGTAAAAGAATTCTTTGTCAAGGGTGAAGACGGCAAGGGCATACTGGAGAACTTGCTAGACAATGATCCCAACACACCGGGCATACAGCCATTTGGGAAACCAAAAAACAAAGCCGTAGAGTTTAACCGAGGCAACAGACAAGAAAGAGAAGCACTATCTATGTTCAACGGTTCAGATGGTATGCAGAACTTCGGATCAGGCACACCAGCCACACTCCATGGCATAGAAGCAGTAGTTCCAAAGAACGATTACGGCCAATTGGCCAAAGTCATAGAGCAGATGACAGGCAACGCAGGTGCTACACCACCGGCAAGCACTGACATGCAGTCCGCGAACACGGAAAACTACCTACGTGAGCTTGTGGAATTAAACAAAAACGCACAGAGAGCCTTAAATACGCTTGTAACGGTAAGTGCAATGACAGAAAAGAATACCAAATCAATGAATAATAATGTTGCAAACATGGGCGGAAGTCTAGTATAATAAAGTATGGCTTGGAAAAAATATTTTAAAGACGCAAACATGTCTCCGATCAGTGGAGAGAAGGTACCAAACTTCGCCAAGAGGAACTACAGTTCTTACTTGCCGGATGTGTACACAGGACACCCCAACAGGATACAGAGATACTTCCAGTATGACCAAATGGATTCAGACTCTGAGATCAACGCGGCATTGGACATCCTGGCAGAATTTTCAACACAGAAGAACACAGAGAACGAGACACCGTTTGATCTGGTGTTCAAAGATGAGACCACAGAACACGAAGTGAAACTTCTCAAGAAGGCACTTCAACAATGGACAAAATCAAACAAGTTCAACAAGAGGATCTTCAGGATCTTCAGGAACGCACTGAAATACGGAGACTGTTTCTTCGTGAGAGATCCGGAAACACAGAAATGGTTGTACATAGACAACGCAAAGGTTGACAGGATCGTTGTCAATGAATCAGAGGGCAAGAAACCTGAACAATATGTGATCAGAGATATCAATCCTAACCTACAAAGATTATCAGCGACACAGATAACACCTAATCAAACTTACGGTGGAGGCGGAACGACTGGTGGCGGTACTGCGGCGTATGGTTCAAGTTATGCCAATGCAGGTGCCACAAACAACATGTCAGGCTTCGCGGGTGGAAACGCAGGTGGAAGATTCTACAAGACCATGAATGCGTACAACATAAACGCAGAGCACGTTATCCATATGTCAATGTCAGATGGTTTAGACAACCTTTTCCCATTTGGACAGTCAGTGTTGGAACAGGTATTCAAAGTTTACAAACAGAAAGAATTATTAGAAGACGCAATCATAATTTATAGGGTGCAGAGGGCACCTGAAAGAAGGGTATTCTACATAGACGTAGGTAACATGCCTACACACTTGGCGATGCAGTTCGTTGAGAGAGTCAAAAACGAGATCAACCAGAGAAGAATTCCAAGTGCATCGGGTGGAGCAAACTTCATAGATGCAACATACAATCCGATGAGTATAAACGAAGATTACTTCTTCCCACAGACAGCGGAAGGTAGAGGATCTAAAGTTGACACACTGCCAGGTGGTACCAACCTAGGTGAGATCGATGACTTGAGATTTTTTACTAACAAACTGTTCAGGGGATTGAGAATTCCAAGTTCTTATCTACCAACAGGTGCAGAAGACGGCGGACAACAGTACAATGACGGTAGGGTCGGAACTGCCTACATACAAGAATTAAGATTCAACAAGTATTGTGCTAGATTACAATCAATGTTGGCGGAAACTTTTGATTCGGAATTCAAACTATGGATCAAATCAAAAGGCTACAACATAGACAATGGAATGTTCGAGATAAAACTGAACCCACCACAGAACTTCGCACAGTACAGACAGACAGAAATGGATCAAAGCAGAGTGAACACATTCACAGCAGTGGCAGATCTGCCTTACATGAGTAAGAGATTCGCACTGAAAAGATATCTCGGACTTTCTGAGGAAGAAATGGCGAGGAACGCTGAACTATGGGCGGAAGAGAACAACGTGCCACAGAAGAAACAGAGCAAATCAAATGAATTGAGGGGCGGCGGTGTGACACAGTCAGGAATCAGTTCAGACCTAGACCAATTCGAGGAACCAACAGCGGATCCAGAAGCACCAGAACCAGGATCACCACAGCCAGGTGGCCCAGGACAGACCCCAGGTGGACAAACCCCAGGTGGCACAGGTGGTGGAGGCCAAGTATAAGGATTAAATACCGTTATGAAACTGAATGAATTCTTCACATACGGCGCAGATGGCTTTGAACAGGACAAGACATACGAGCCTGAGAACGATATTTCAATCCTAGATTCAGAAGACACAAGGAAAACGAGATTAACACTCAAACAGATCAACTCTATGAGGTTGGCATCAGAGGCACACGATGCACAACAGAAGGAAGAAGCAGTATTCGTCCAAAAGATGTACGGACAGCCTGCCCAAGACGATAACTTAGAGTTATAATGTCACAAACAGCATTCGTACTGGGTAACGGTGAGTCCCGTAGGGGCATAGATATCAACGATCTCAAGGAAAAAGGAACGGTGTACGCCTGCAATGCCGTGTACCGGACACATCAACCACATTGGTTGGTGGCGGTCGACCCCAAAATGATGATAGAGATAGCGGAGACTGATTATGTTGCACATAATAAAGTGTACTCCAACTACAACAATCAATACGAGAAACATAAGAAACTGCTGGACCACGTGACCTGGAGCAAACCCAGTCTGGGATGGAGCAGTGGACCAACAGCACTTAAACTAGCCTGCGATCACGGATTCAAAGACATATACATACTGGGTTTTGATTACCAAGGGCACCGGGAAGACAGCAAGAACAACAGATACAAACTCAACAATGTTTTTGGTGACACCCGCAACTACAAGAAGCGTAGCGACGAGGCCACTTTCTACGGCAACTGGATGAACCAGACCAAGCGTTGCTTAGAGGACTATAAGGACGTGCAGTTCCATCGTGTGATACCCAAAGGCTGGTTCCAACCCAAAGATCTAGAGTGGAAGGGCAACATAGATCACCCCACAACAGAGCAATTTCTAGCAAAATTTGACTTACAGATAAAAATCTAGCCAAAATACGCCTTTTCTCACCAGTTACAGCACCGTTTCTACCGCTTTACAGTAAATACAAACACTTATAAGTACAAATCGACCTAATACAAAGGAGCACGTGTAAAATGTCAAATAATAAATTTGAGAGTTTATTAGAGTTGCTAATAAACGAAGAAAACGATAAAGCAGAGGCTTTATTCCACGAGATCGTAGTTGAAAAATCTAGAGATATCTACGAGAACTTAGCAGACGAAGAAGTGACTGCTGAATCAAAAGACGAAGAAGTTAAAGAAACTGAAGCATCTGACGAGAAAGTAGAAGAAACTACAGAAGAGAAAGTAGAAGAAACTACAGAAGAATCTAAAGACGAAGCAGTTGAAGAGGCTTCAGAAGAGTCTAAAGACGAGCAAGTAGACGAAGTTGTTGAAATCGAAGACGAAGCAACTGAATCAGAAACTACCGAAGAAGAATCAATCGAAGAAGTGGGCGGCGACGCAACTGACGAATTGGTTAAAGACATCTCAAGCGAAGAAGAAGGCGAAATGGATGCGGACCACGGCGAAGAAATGCCAGCAGACATGGACGCTGACAAAGACGCAGAAGGCGATGTTGAAGACAGAGTAGTTGACTTGGAAGACGCTTTAGATGAACTAAAAGCAGAATTCGAAGCAATGATGGGCAAGAAAGATGGTGAAGAAGAGAAAGAAGACGAATCTCTAGCACCAGAAGTTGCACCAGAGTTAACTCCAGAAGTTGAAATGGAAAGCAAGGAAGCGAAAGAGACTGTGAAAGAGTACAAAAATCCAGTTAAAGCAGACACTGCCGACCATTCAGACAAGTCAGCAAAATCACCAGTAAACGCTTCTGTTAAATCAGCAGGCGGTACAACGGCAAACATAGCAAAAGGCGGAGCAGACGACAACGGAAGACCGGCTCCAACTGCGGCTAAGATGCACGGTGACTTTGAGAACACAGGCGGAAAAGCAAAATCTACTTCTTTCAAGAAGCAAGAGAAGGCAAACACTGCTGACGGTTCTGACAAATCTGCAAAATCACCAGTTGCCAAAGCGTAATTGTTGATTTAAGGGAGAACATCGGATGAGTTCACTATACCTAAGAGAGAATCTAACATTTGATCAGGCCAGAGTGCAGGTCTTACACGAGGGAAAAGACGGTAAGGATTTGTACATGAAGGGCATCTGCATTCAAGGTGGGATCAAGAACGCTAATCAAAGGATCTATCCAGTGCAAGAAATCGCTAAGGCGACGAAAACACTGAACGATCAGATAAGTTCTGGATACTCTGTGTTAGGTGAAGTAGATCACCCCGATGATTTAAAAATTAATTTGGATCGTGTATCACATATGATCACTGAGATGTGGATGGACGGTCCAAATGGATACGGTAAGATGAAGATCCTACCAACACCAATGGGTCAACTTGTCAAAACTATGTTGGAATCAGGTGTGAAACTAGGCGTTTCAAGTAGAGGTTCTGGAAACATGAACGAATACGGAAGCGGTGAAGTTTCAGACTTTGAGATCATCACAGTAGATGTTGTGGCCCAACCTTCGGCACCGGGTGCTTATCCCACGCCAATTTACGAACACCTAATGAACACCAAGGGTGGTAACATGGCAAAGGGTTTGGCGGCTGAAGTTAGAAATGATCCAAAAGCACAAAAGTTCCTGAAAGAGGCACTAACAAACATAATAAAGGACCTGAAATAAAATGATTGATGCAATATCAAAATTAGTAGAGTCTGGAGCAATCTCGGAAGATGTTCAAAAAGGCATCCAAGAGGCTTGGGACTTGAAAATCAAAGAAAACAAAGAAGTTGTAGGCGCTGAATTAAGAGAAGAATTCGCTAAAAGATACGAACATGACAAAGCAAACATGATCGAAGCGATCGACTCTATGATGAACGAGAAGTTATCTGAAGAGATCACAAAGTTCGTTGAAGACAGAAAAGCACTTGCACAAGAAAAAATCGCTTACAAAGAAAACGTAGGCAAACATTCTGCTAAACTAGAATCATTCATTCTAGGAAAATTAACAGAAGAGTTAAAAGAACTACACAGCGACAGAAAAGGTGTCCACGAAAACTTCAAGAAGATGGAAGAATTCGTAGTTGGTGCTCTTGCAAAAGAAATCAAAGAGTTCCATGAAGACAAAAAAGGCGTTGTGGAAACGAAAGTCAAACTAGTAGCCGAAGCCAAAAAACAAATGGCTAAGATGAAAGAGGCTTTCATA